AAGAAACCCCCGGAATAAGATTTGATCTTTGCCCAGCTATGCCAAGGTCTAGCTGACGCTTTTCTTCTCTACTTTGAGCTTCTAAGAATCGAACTCCTCTTTGTCTTTCTCCATTTAATGCTGCTTCTATCCTTAATTGACTTTCGTTTAACTTGACTGAATTATCTAAAATTTGAAGCCCTCTTTCGCGGAAAGCAGGAAGAGCTTGTTGAGCACCAGCTACGGGAACCCCTGGCGCTCCAGAAGCAATAAATTGCGCTCTTTGCCGCCTCGCCTTGTCTCGCCTAAACTCAGTAGCGCCTGAAGCAACAGGACCAATCGGTTCTGAATACTGCCTTGACATTTGCAAGAGCAAACGCTGCTGCTTAAGAAACTCAGCAGTTTTTTGCCTTGCTAATCTGTTGCCTTCTTCCCCAAACTCTCGCTCTGCTCTTCCTCGCTTTTGCGTTATCTCAAAAAGCTTTTGCTCTTGGTCAGTAATTTTTTTGTTAGCTTTTAATGTTTCTTGTTTGAACTTAGCAAAATCTTTTTCAGCTTCAAGTTTATTGCGTAAATAATTTGCAGAAGACGCTCCGTTACTAAGTTTCTCTATCTTTTCTTGCAGTTCTTGGGTTTGTTTTAATTTTTTATTTAACTTATCCAGCTCAACGCCACCTTTGACGTATAAAGCAATATCTACGTTGTAATTGGCCACGGCTGAGCACGTAGAGTCCTTCGCTCCAGTCTACCGTGACCCCATCGTTCGTGCCCCACGACTCGACTTAGCGTTTTGAATTGACTTCTCCTCTTGCTCTGCCTTGATCTCGAAGAAAGCAGCCCAACCCACAAGCTCCTCTTGAGTGAGGCGCTCAGTGAGCTGAACTACCGTCATACCTAGCTCTTTCGCTAAAAAGAAGATAAAAAGCCAGTCGTTACTTGCTTTTCAAATCCGCTTTCGCTTCCTCCACTTTGTTCTCCGCTCCAGAAGCCAACATCGCTAGCTGGATGTCTTGGAGGATTGCAGCTTCAACCTCACGACGGAGAGAAGCCTTCTCGCCATCTTGGAACATACGCTTGCCATCAACGTCTAACGCCTTCTCGATCATCATGCCTAAAGCAAAATCACCAGAATCGTCCTTGTCGGACTTTTTCTGGATTGACTCTCTCTCAGCAATCGTCAATGGATGCCAATACACTTCAAGCACCACATCATCACCGTCCTTGACTTCGTGCTTATAAAGCTGGCTGACGCCAAACTTATTCCGAAGCAACTCAGTGGCACGCATGAACTAATACCGTTTGTCCTAATACACTACACCACTGCTGTGAATTGACAAGAGATAATCCCGATAAAGTGAGAACGATCCTCTGCCTCAACAACAGATGGCCCCACAATGTCTAAAACTCTAGGGACAACGCTATAAGTATCCGTATAGCCAGAAGCGTTTACAGAGGTCAGACCGTCAATAACAGACTCGCCAATTGCGGACAACACAGACGTTCCAGCAGACTTTGGAACGTAGATATTGCATTGGATCACGCCGGAGTAGTAGTCCTGAGCAGCGCCTTGGTTCTGGAGCGTTGAGCGATTAAAGTTTATGCTCATCAAAATATATTTCTTGGTCTTACCAGGAGTGGTATAAGCAACGTTGTCATAAATCATTTTTACCGTGCTATCAGCAGCAATGACTGCATCGGTTACCGCTTTCTCAAAAGCAGCTCTAGCGTTAACGAGTGTCATAGCTTAAAGAGGATTTGCGCCAAATCTTGTGTAACCAACAGGAGAAACACCTTGCTGGCCAGTAAGAGCAAAAATTCTTCCAGCTTTCTTTTCGCGAAAAGTTTCCTTGACTAAACGTCCCATCTCGCCTTGAACATACCCGATTATGTCGCTGTCCTTTGAAGCAAGCGCAGAATTTGCATACAAAACCGTATTGCCTATGTAAACAGTAGGTTGCTTTTTATAGTTAAAGGTTGGCACTTTGTAGCGAGGTTTTACGTTAGCCCTCCTTGATCCACGCTTGTACCCCGACCACGGTGCAAAATCTTGCTTGTCATCCTTAGCCTGAGGTCTTTGCGCTGAAGCCTTCCAGCTTGACGCAAAGAATCCTGTATCTTGAGGACTAACACCAGGCAGATCGCCAACAATTATCTCAATTAGATCGTTGTAGTCACTATTTATCTGTCTCTCTAGGTCAGTCAAAATGTTGCCAATACCGCGCTTCTTAGCCATCAGAACCGCACCATCACAATGTAGAGATACTCTTGACCACCCCTATAGGTGCGAATATCTGTAATCTGAACCTGACGATCCGTTCCAGCAAGAGTTGAAACTTCTCCATACTCCAAAACAATTGTGTCTTCAAATGTTGGCTGGACATTGCCAATTAAATCTGGAGTCAGATAAAGTTTTGCTTTACGGGCCTCTCTTCCATCCTGCTCTTTTGAATCGATAAACTCAATTGGTACTTTTAAGTTTGAATAAATTTGATCAGAAGTTGTTAATGCACCAGTTGCTACATCATAAGTAGGGTCTGCCTTTCGGATGTAAGTAACAGTTGCGTCAAAAGATGCCCCAAGCTCTTTGACAACAGAACTGGCAACACTCTTGAAAAGACTATCGAGTTGACCAGCCATCTCAACCCCTCACCACACGTACTTGATAGCCACCGCTACCTCCAAGGCTATAAGCACCAAGATAAGACTGCAACCAAGGGTAAACGTCGAATACGTTGTTGACAGCTCCAGTAGCTTGACTAGAAGTGTTGTACTTGACTTCGAGTTCTCCGAGCTTGACTTCCTCGAATAGCCCCGTATCGCCGGTATTCCCTGTAATCGAGTTCGTGTCATTGACTAAAGCTCGCGCCAGCTCATAAGCAGCGTACTTAATGTCTGCTGGGATGGCACTACAGGTCAGCTCAACACGATCAACGTGATAATTGTTGCGTGGCCAGCTCAATGCTTGATTCGTATCGCAACGATCACCATAAAAATTCAAACTATCGATCCAACGGGTTGAAGAGATCAGGGATCGATTCTTTTGATCATCTGTCTTGTCGTCCCAAGTGCTGCTGTCTGGAACGGTTTCAAAATATGTGTTTGCTTCAGCTAGTGTCACGTAGCTATTGGCTGACGCGCTGCTGAGAGTGGCGTTGATTGTGGCAGCCATAGCAAAAAGAAAAAGGGTGGCCCCACCTAATGGTAGGGCCTTGACTCCGATCAGGATCAGATCGTTGTTGTATCCAAAGGACTGTTGACAGTCAGTTGAACCATAGGGATCAGATCAACGTCATACGTGGCAGCCCACTTGTTAGCGGTTGCCAGGTTGGCGTTGGTCGGATTATCACCAGCGTCATCCCACTTCGTGCCCATCACGTGATAGGTGGAGTGGTAATCGACTGAAAGCACATCCTGCTTAGAAAGCACGTTGCGATCAGCTTCAATCCGAAGATCCTGCTGAACGCCCTCAAGGATGGTGCCGCCTTTGGTCAGGTAGCAATAGAACTCACGCTGATGACCACCAGTGCCAGGAGCAACGGTGTTCACTGCACTGTCGGTAACGACTCGCATTCCTGCGAACTCACCAACTTCGCGAGCGCCAATGCCTACGCCACCACCACCCCAGGTCACTGCGCCATTAGCGGCGAGTGCTGAAGTAGAGAAGGTCAGCATTCCTACCTGATACAGGTAGTAAGCAACAGAAGGATGGACAATCAGAGTGTCCAGCTCTTCACCACGCTCTCCAAGCTTGGAGCGTGCTTCAGCAACCATGGTTGCACTAAGGAAGTTAGCTTCGGTTGCGCCAGAAGCAGCAGCCTTGCCTTTATCCAGTGCGTTGGCAGAAAGTGCAGTGCCAAACAAACCAGCAAGTTGTGAGAACAGACGTGCGCTGTTCAGCTTGTTGATTGCATCAGCCAGCTGGTTGCGGATGTGAAGCATTGGATCTTCACCTGCAGCCAAAATTGCAATGTCATCTACGGCATACGCGAAACCGCGATGGCAGATGGTTGCAATCTGGGTGC